CACGGTGCTAAGTCACGAATGACTTGACTATGTGTTGCAAATCTGCTACATTCGCCCGAACTTTGGCTATCTCCTCTGGGCGTCTTCTCCACGCCCTTTTTTTTTGAACGAAAGCAGTTGAAGTGCCTGAAGCAAAGAAAACAACCCCACCACCCGCTACGAAGAAGGCTCGCCGCCCGAATCTGACGCAAAAAGAGTGGACAGAAGCCAAGACTCTGTGGGAGTCGGGGGAAGTCACGCTCCCCGAGCTGGCCAAGAAGTTCGACCGCCACGAGCAGTCGTTTTCCAAATACTTCGCTCGCCACAAGATCAAAAAAGGCACCAGCCGCGCCAAACACCAAAAGCGCGTGGAAAAAGAGGTCGAAAAAGCCGCTCTGAACGATGCAGCGATCATCGCCGCGCGGATCAAGGAAACCAAGGAAGAGCACTACAAGATGGCCAGCGGTCTGGCCAAGCTCACCTGGGCGGAGGTGCTCAAGACCAAACAAGACGGCGTGCCCGTCTCATCGGCACTGAACAACCTGAAGGCACTGGACACCGCGATGACGGTGCTCAAGAAGGCGCGTGAGGAGCGCTACTCGGTGCTGGGCCTGGATCGTCCCGACGCGATCGACGAGAACGACATCCCTGAATTGGTGATCTCGGAGCTGACGGCCGAGCAGATCGCCTCACTGCGTGAACGCAACTTCCAGGATGTCGGAGACATCGAGGACGTGGACGTGAGCGACCTTCAGGCGGACGGCAGCGATGTCGTTGAGGAGACTTAATGGGGTCGAAGGTCGGACTGTCGCTGCACCCGAAGCAGATGGAAGTGTATCGGTCGATGTGCCGGTATCGGGTGGTCGTGGCCGGCCGGCGCTGGGGTAAGACCGCGCTTTCGCGAGTGCTCATCATCAAGAAGGCGCAAAAAGCAAAGCAAAAAATCTGGTACGTGGCCCCCACCTACAAGATGGCCAAGCAGATTATGTGGGTCGACCTGATGGATGCGATTCCGCGCAAGTGGATTCGCAAGGTCAACGAAACCAGTCTGACGATCACTCTCATCAACGGCACCCGTATCGAGCTGAAGGGCGCCGACAAGCCCGATTCGCTGCGTGGCGTAGGTATTCATTTCCTCGTTCTGGACGAGTTCCAGGACATGCACGAGGAGGTCTGGACGCTGGTCTTGCGCCCGACGCTGGCGGACACCGGCGGTCACGCCATCTTCATCGGCACTCCCAAGGCGTACAACTACCTGTACGAGCTTTACAAAAAAGGCCAAGACCCCAAGGCCAGACGCATGTCGGAATGGGAGAGCTGGCAGTTCCCCACGATCACGTCGCCCTTTATCCCGATCTCCGAGATCGAGGCGGCCAAGAAGGACATGGACGAGAAGTCGTTCCGTCAGGAGTTTGAAGCCAGCTTTGAAACCATGTCCGGTCGCGTGTACTACCCGTTTGACCGCGCCTCGCACATCGGCAAGCTGCCGTTCAATCCGAAGCTGCCGATCTGGGTGGGTATGGACTTCAACATCGACCCGATGTCCACGGTGATCTACCAGCCCCAGGACAATGGCGAGCTGTGGGCGATCGACGAAATCGTGCTGTTCGGCTCCAACACCGAAGAGGTGTGCGAGGAGCTGGAAAAGCGCTACTGGCGCCATCAGGGTCGCATTGTCATGTACCCCGACCCTGCCGGCGGACAGCGCCAGCACGCTCGTGGTGAAACCGACATGGACATCTTGCGCGAGAAGGGCTTCAAGCGCATCAAGTACCGCAAGAAACACCCGATGGTGGCCGATCGCGTGAACGCCGTGAACCGGATGCTGCGTGACGCCAACGGCAAGATTCGTCTGCGCGTGGATGAGAAGTGCAAGCACTTCATCGCCGCCCTGGAGCAGACGATCTACAAGAAGGGCACACGCGAGGTGGACAAGTCGATGGGTATCGAACACTCGGCTGACGCCGGCGGTTACTGCATCGAGCTGGAATACCCAGTGCGCAAAATCGAAATTGGGGGCATGTCAATATAAGGCATTGACTAACTCACTACTGACGTATAAGATAGGAACATTATGGCGACCAACTTCCAACTCAAACCAGGCGAAAGCCTTTCCGTCGATGCTCGCGCACCGATGGCAGGCGGCTCGACCGCGCCACAAACCGACGAACAAAAGAAGCTGCGAGCGCTCATCGAGCGTCGCCACCCCGAGTACGTCGAGAACGTGGATCACTGGGAGTTCATGGAAGAAACCTACGAAGGTGGCCGCGAATGGTTCAAAGAGAACATCTTTCGCTACATCAAGGAAGGTGACACCGAGTTTGCCGACCGACTGACCCGCGCCTACCGCTTTAACCACAGCCGCGAGGTCGTGGACTTGCTCAACAAGTACCTGTTCAAGCAGGTCATCCAGCGCAACGACACGGACGCGCCGCAGTCGGTCAAAGACTTCTGGAAGAAGTCCACCCGCAACGGTCTGGGCATCAAGGACTTCTCGCGCCAAGTGTCCAAGAAAAGCTCGATCTACGGTCGCATCGGCATCGTGATCGACAACACCGCAGGCGCTGCCGCCGGCCCCGTAGTATCCAAGGCGGACGAAAAGAAGGTCGGTGTGCGCACCTACGCCTACATCGTCGGCCCCGAGCAACTGCTGGACTACGCCTTTGACACCGAGGGCGAGCTGGAGTGGGCACTGATCTCCGAATGCACCCGTGACGACGCCGACCCAATGGAGTCCAGCGGCGCGGAGATCGAACGCTTCCGTCTGTGGACCAAGCAGGACTGGAAACTGTTCCAAGAGATCAAAGAAGGCCGCAAGAAAGTGGTCAAGCTGGTTGCGGAAGGCAATCACGGACTGGGTATCGTCCCCGTTGTGTTGGCCGACAACATCATCACCGACGAAGAATACTGCGCTCCGGCGCTCATTGACGACATCGCGTATCTGGATCGCGCGGTCGGCAACTACCTCTCGAACCTGGATGCCATCATCCAGGATCAGACGTTCTCTCAACTGGCCATGCCCGCTCAAAACGTGCTGCCAGGCGAGGACAACTACACCAAGCTGACGGAGATGGGCACCAAGCGCATCTTCCTCTACGACGGTGAGTCCAACACGCAGCCGTTTTACCTGTCGCCTGACCCCAAGCAGGCACAGATGATTCTGGCTGTCATCAACAAGATCATCAATGAGATTTACCACACGGTCGGCCTGGCAGGTGAGCGCACCAAACAGGACAACGCGTTGGGAATCGACAATTCCAGTGGTGTGGCCAAGGCTTACGACTTCGAGCGAGTGAATGCTCTGTTGGCAGCCAAAGCAGACAGCCTGGAAGTGATCGAGAACAAGATCATCAAGATCGTGGCCAAGTGGAACGGCGAAGACGACAAGCTGGAAAAAGACCTCGTGTCGTACCCAGATAACTTCGACACCCGTGGTCTGTACGACGAGTTCGACATTGCGGCTCGCCTGATGCTGATTGACGCACCAGAGACAGTGCGCCAGGAGCAGATGCGTGCCGTGCTCGACAAACTCTTCCCCCAACTTGGCAAAGCACTGCGAGCCAAGATGGAGGCGGAGCTGAAAGATTGGCCGGTCGACCCAGCCGACCTGACTGCTGACCCTGCCTCGCAGGGTTCTCCAGATCAGCAAGCGCTGGACAAGACTGGCAATCGCCAACAAGCGAAAGCGGTGATGGCGGGGGTGTAAACCCCAAACCTCGATGGCCGGCATAGCGACTTGCCGGCTGCAACAACCCCAATGACCAAGAGACAGGTCGAAAGGAAGAAAATTCTATGTTAGTTACTCGAAACGTATTTTTGAAATATCACGCGCCTGCTGGAGATGATGCAGGTGGTGGCGGTGGTGGTGGCGGTGGTGGTAGTGGTGATGACGGCGCAGCCGCAGCCGCAGCAGCCGCCGCAGCAAAGGCCGCTGAAGAGGCAGCCGCAGCCGCCGCAGCCAAGGCAGCCGAAGACGCCGCCAAGGGTGGTCGCAAGCCTTCCGATGAAGAAGCGCGTCTGCTCAAAGAGAACATGAAGAAAAAAGAGGCGCTGGACAAAACCAACGCTGACCTGGCAGCCGCCAAGGAAGCTTTGAAGCAGTTCGAGGGCATTGACCCCGTGGCCGTGAAGAAACTTCTGAACGACCAAAAGACTGCCGAAGAAAAAGCGCTGGCCGCAGCCGGTGACTGGGAGCGTCTGAAAACGCGCATGGCTGAAGAGCACAGTCGCGAGATCACGGCACTTCAGGCACAACTGGCCGAAGCCAACAGCAAGATCACCAGCACGGTGGGCACCATCAACGATCTGAGTGTCGGCACCCAGTTCTCGCAGTCCAAGTTCATCATCGAAGAGATGACCCTGACACCGGCCAAGGCGCGTGTGATCTATGGCGATCACTTCGACGTGGAAGACGGCAAAGTGGTGGGCTACGACAAGCCGAAGGGCGCTGCCAATCGCACCGCGATGGTTGACCAGTACGGCAACCCCGTGAGCTTCGAAGAAGCGCTCAAGAAGATCGTGGAAGCCGACCCCGAGAAGGATGAACTGCTCAAGAGCAAGGTCAAGCCTGGCGCGGGTTCGGAATCCAAGAAGCCCGCCGGCACGACAAAAACCGAAGTCAATACTGATGGTATTTCCAAGATCGCCAGCGGTCTGAAGGGCCTGAAGTTCTGATGTAGAAAGATAAGTCACCGATGACTTGACATTTCGCCATAATAGTGATATAGTCTTGGCTCATCGGTGACTTAGAGCGACGTAAGAGCCGAAGCGTTGAATTCATAAATTTGAAAGGAACCTAAATGGCTCTGCTCCGTACCGAAGCTGAAAAACTCAGCAACAACCAGCTCATCGCTGGCGTCATTGACCAAATCATCGAGCGTGATGACTTGTTCTCCGTTCTGCCTTTCGTGGGCGTGAATGGCAAGGCTTACGTTTACAACCGCGAGAACACTCTGGGTTCTGCTGACTTCCTCGATCCTAACGATCCAGTGAACGAAAGCGCCGCAACCTTCACTGAAGTCGTTGCCAAACTGCGCATTCTGGCTGGCGACGTGGACGTGGACAAGTTCCTGCAAACCACAATGGGTGACACCAACGACCAGATGGCGATCCAGATCGCTAAGAAGGCCAAGGCTGTGGCTCGTGCGTTCCACCAAACTCTGGCTACCGGCGACTCCACAGTCAACGGCAAAGCCTTCGACGGTCTGCCAACCCTGGCTGCTGCCGCTCCTTCGACTCAGCTCGTGTCTGCCGGCGCTAACGGCAACGCACTGACCCTGAGCATGCTCGACCAACTGTGTGACGCAGTGCCTAACGGTGCTGACGTGATCGTGATGCGTCGTGGCACAATCCGCGCCTTCCGTGGCCTGCTGCGTGCAACTTACGGTACAGACGCCGTGATGCAACAGCTGGAAAACTTCGGTCGCCCAATGCTGACTCACAACGGCATCCCAGTCATCATGAACGAGTTCTTGGATGGCGGCGAAGACCAAGGTTCCAACAGCGACACCTGCTCTGTTTACGCTCTGCGTTTGAACGAGCTGGACGGTCTGCACGGTCTGTACGGCGGCGGTGACGCTGGCATCGTGGTCGAGAACATCGGCACTGTGCAAAACAAAGACGCGACTCGCATCCGTCTGAAGTGGTACACCGGCCTGGCTTTGAAGTCTAGCCGTTCGATCGCTCGCCTCAAGGGTGTGACAAACATCTAAGGCTTGCGGAGTCAGTCACAACTGACGTAGAATTGGGCGGGTTCAAAAGACCCGCCCTTTTTCATTTGTAGGAGTCATCCATGAAAATCAAAATTACACAAGCTGGCAGCGAATCGTTCAACGGCTGGATCGGTGATGTCGAGTTCGTCAACGGCGTGTCCGTGACTGACCAGCCTGAGCAGGCAATCGCCCACGTCGGCGCCATCTACTCGATCGAGCTGGTAGAAGACGTTCAAGCCGAAGCTGAAGTTGAAGCTGAAGTCGAAGTCAAAGTGACCGAAGAGGTCAAGACCGCCGAAGTCAAGACACCGGAGCCGACCGTCGAGAAGACCGAAGCTGCCGCTCCAACCGAAACTGCTGAAGAAGAGGGCGCCAACGCCACGACCGACGCTGACGTGAAGGGGTAAGCATGAAGCTGAAACTCACACAGGCGGGTTTTGAAACCTACACCGGCCAAATGGGTGTGGTGATGTTCAAGAATGGCTTGAGCGAGGGCGACGTGCTCCCGATCGACGCGATTCGCATCTCCGCTGCCATCGGCGCCGAGTGGGAAGACGGCTCTGCCGCCAACGTCGGCGAAATGTACCTGAACAACATGCACGCACCGGCTCACGTCGGCGGCCACGACATCAACGAAATGTCCATGCCCGTTGAAGAGAAGGCTGGCCAAGTGACCCAGGCGCCCGAGGGCACCGAAGTGGTCAGCGAAATCCCGACCTACACCGAAGACAGCCTGGCTGCCATCGCGGACAAGGAAGGCATTGCGGGTCTGCGTACCGTTGCAGACACCTTGTCGGTCAAAGGCACCTCCATCGTGGGTCTGATCGCCGGCATCATGAAGGCGCAAGCCGCCAAGACAGGGGAGTAAGTCATGGCGCTGGATGTCTATCTGCAAAGCACGGACGTGACCTTGGTGGTCGATCTGGTTGACGCCTCGGGCAATGCCCTGGAAGTCACCTCGGCCACCTACCGCGTCATCAACCAAGACGGCACCGAACTGGTGGCTACCATCGGTGTGCCCGACTTTGCGGCTCAGGACACCCAAGCGACCATCGTCATCCCTGGCAGCCTGAATACGGTTGCCGCCGGCAACACCCGTGAAATCCGATCGGTGGAGCTGTACTGCGTCACCGCCTCGGGCACCGTCGCGTTCAGCCGCAACTACGCTGTGGAAGTCACCGACCCGCTGCAAATGGCGGTCAACACGTTCCAGAGCTTTGCTCAGGCGCAACTGACGGCACTGGACATCCCCAACATCCCCGCCTGGGACGCCGCCAGCGACCAGCAAAAGATTCAAGCACTGATGGATGCCCGTGAGCATGTGGTGCAACTGAACTTCAACCTGCTCAATTCGAACGTGAACTTTGGCCAAGACCAACTGGCCTACGTGCCAGAGGGTCAGTTTCAGTCGAGCTACGTGGCTCGCAACAGCCTGTTCATCTTCAACGGCAACCTGGCCATCCTGAACGCCACGCAATTTGCCACGCTGCCCGAAAAGTTCAAGCGTCAGCTTCGCCTGGCGCAAATCGTCGAAGCCAACGCCATCCTGGGTGGCAGCCCCGACGAGGACAAGCGCATGGGTGGCATCGTGGAGGAGACGATTGGTGAATCGACTCAGAAGTTCCGCACCGCCGGCGTACCGCTGCGTTTGCCCGTGTGTCGCCGTGCTTTGGGCTATCTGAGCTACTACGTGACCTTCGCCAAGCGGATTGGACGCGCGGGATGATCTTTGATGACTTCGCAACCAAACTGAAGCAGGACTACGACCTGTTTCTGTTCGCGCTTGCGGGGCGTTACCTGACCTTGATGGCGCCTGGCGCCGAGGTCAGCCCCCACATGGTGCGACAGATGCAAGAGCAGGGTGCCGCACTTGCGAAAACCTTCTTGAGCAGCGCCTCCGCACGCGTTGACGACTTCGCACAGTCATACCCGCTGGCGGACTCTGACGTGCGTTCTGCGCGGTTCAAGCGCGAGCTTTCGAACATCGCTGCGCAAAACATTTACACGCTCATGCAGCGCATGAAGGGTGGCGCTCAGAATACCCTGGCCGGCGTCAAAGAAGCGCACGGCGCCATCGGACTGCTGCTCCAGCAAAAGCTGTCCAATCCCGACTTTCGCATCAAGACTCCCAAGGGTCGCTCGTTCGATGCGGCCTCGTACCTGCTGGCCGAAGCCCGCAACTACGCCTACCAAAGCTGGATTGAGTTCACGCTGGCGCAGATTGCCCAGACCAGCGATCTGGCACAAGTCAATTACCCCAACCCCGAGCATGTGGGGCACGGCACCGTCTTTTCGATCTCTGGCCAGACCCCTGGCTACAAGAGCTTCGAGCAGATCAAGCTGATGTTCCACTACAACTCGACAGCCTTCATCACGCACCATGTTCCGGCCTAACCTGACCTGCATCATCTCCGTGTCGTCGGGTGAAACCGATGTGTACGGCAAGCCTTTGCCTGCCAAGCGCGTGACCGAGCGCTGCGCCATCGTGAAGCTGGACATCAAGAGCCTGAAGACTTCGGTTCGCGCGGACACATCAGCCTCGCGCGGCAACGCCCGTGAACTGACGGCCGATTCAGTGATTCTGCTGGCAGCCACCACGGTGGCCAACATCGACGACATCATCGAGGTGTCGGGCGCCACGCTGCGCATCGCTTCCAAATTCCCGCGCCACAGCGTGTCGGGCAAGCTGGATCACTATGAAATCACCGCGACCGTCTGGAGCTGAACATGGACATGATGCCAATCGCTAACAAGCTTCAGGGGAACAACCTCGGTGTGCAGGGCAAAACACTGTTCATCAACTTCATGCCGATGGAGTGCAAGAACGGCATCTTGCTGCGCAGTCCGCTCAATGGCACCCATATCGACCACGAGCTGCCTGGCTACTACAAGACCGAGTTCAATGTGATCGTGCGTGGCCACGACTACGCTGCGGCAGCCGCACTCATGCAAAGCGTGATGACGGCGCTGTGCTTTTTCGAAACCGCGATTGACGGCGTTCACTACAAGTACGTGCGCCCCAAGTCGCTGCCCGTCACATTCCCTGTCTCGGAGGGCAACTTCTACGAGATTCAGGTGAAGTTCGACGCCAACTTCGTAGGAGCAACCTATGGGTATGGAAGTTGAAGGGGTCGAGCGACTCCAGTTTCTGCTGACGCAGCTGGGCGACAAGGCGACCGAAGGGGTGGCCGCTCAGATGAAAAAAGAAGCCTACGCCATTCGTGACCTGGCTCGCAAATACGCACCGATCGACCACGGCAACCTCGAGGAAGCCATCAAGGTGGAAACGCTGGGTGGCGGTCGTGACAATGCAGGCCGCTTTGCGCGGAAGTCGTACTCGGTGTTTGTGGACTTGGACATGAAGGGTCATGACGGGCGAGACATTCGCCGCTACGCCTACCTGATGCACGAGCATCTGACTCCGTATGGCCCCTACAACCTGGGGCCAAACTCGCAGGCCAAACAGGAAGGCCAAAACGAAATGGTCGGGGGCATGTATCTGGAACGCGCCGCCGCCGATATAGCCTCCAGCGGCATGATGAACCGGCTGATTCAGGTGGCACAAGACTTCCTGTAAGCCTGGGGCTGGACAAAATGGTCAATCTGTGGTAGAGTCGCGGGCACCGGCTAAGTCAATCGTGACTTAAAGAAATCCCCTTTGCAAAGGAAAAGAAATGGCATCTAGTACCAAAAACGTGAAGCTTGGCGTCTGCCAAGTGATTTTTGACGGCGTTGACCTGGGTTACACCCAAGGCGGCGTGGAAGTGACTGTGAAGACAGACACCCACAAAGTGAACGTCGATCAGTTCGGTAAAACTACCGTGAACGAATACATCATGGGTCGTGACGTGAACGCCAAGGTTCCCCTGGCTGAAACGACTCTGGAAAACATGGTTGCGATCATGCCTGGCGCGACACTGCTGTCCACTGGCGGCGCCGTTGCTCAAGGCAGCATCACCATCGCGACCAACCCTTCGACCAATGACACGATCACTGTCAACGGCAAAACCATCACCTTCAAGACAGCCGCTGCCGCTGCCGACGAAGTGACGATCGGCGCAACTGCCACCGCAACGGCTGCTGCCCTGGCTGCCGTGCTGACAGCTTCGACTGAAGTGGCCGTGGCTCAAGCCCAGTACAGCGCGTCTGGCGCTGTGGTGTCGGTGACTTACGGTGCGGCTCTGTTCGGCGCAAACGGTGTGAAGACTGCTGACGGCAACGCCTTCACCCTGGGTGCTGGCACTGCGGGCGCAAAGGTCACTCTGTCGGGTGCAACGCTGTCGGGCGGTGCGGACACGACTACCAAGTCTGTGAACGTGACAACCGGCATCGGCACTGACTTGCTGACAGTGGCCAAAGAACTGCGTCTGCACCCAGTGGGTCGCCCAGCTTCGGACAAGTCTGAAGATTTCGTGATTCCTCTGGCCGCTACCGCTGGCGCGTTGAACTTCGCGTACAAGCTGGAAAACGAGCGCATCTACAACGTCGAATTCATGGGCTACCCTGATTCGGCAAACGGCGGAAAGTTGTTCACTGTTGGGGCATAAGCTCTTTCACAACTGACTTATCTGTTATAGAATAAGCCTCGCCTAGTGCGAGGCTTTTTCTTTTGTGAAACATAGGAGTACACATGACAAAACTTTTGAACCTGAACCAACTGAGCGCCAAAGAGACACGCGAAGTTCAGATTGGCGAGACGGTCTACAAGATCAAGGAGATGTCGGTTGACGACTTCATCGAGACGACCCGTGTGGCCGAGCAGATGGAAAAGGAAACCAGCTATGCGGTGCAGTTGAAGGCGACGGTGGAGCTGATCCAGCGTGCCATTCCTGAGATTGACCCCAAGGTGCTGATGAGCCTATCGCTCGATCAGTTGCGCGGTCTGACTTCGTTCATTCGTGGGGAAGACCCCGCCAAGATCGTTGCCGCCGCCGAAGGTGAACAGGGAAACGTGTAAGCGGCCTGCCTGAACGGGAAATCGACTTCGGTTTCCTCTGCTGTCAGGTGAGCCACTTCTACGGAATGTCATATCAGGACGTGCTGGCAATGCCAATTCGCGCGTTCTGGTTGTTCAGCGGCAACATTCGCCGCGTGCGTGCAGAGAACGACATGCGTGCGCTGATGGTGGCGACAGCCTCCCAAAGCGCCGAGGGCATCGAAAACCATCAAGAGCGCCTTGTGCTCGAGATTGGCTTGGTGATGACCGACAACCCAGTGTTGGATGTCGATCGGGATGAGAAAGGGTTCTCCGAACTGAAGATGATGGCAGCAGAACTGTGAAGGAAGTGCAATGGTAGGTGGTGAAATCAAAGTCTTGCTGACCCTGGACAACGGTCAGTTTACGATTCAGACGCAAAAGGCCGGACAAACAATCCAGGAGCTGAAGCGTTCGCTCGACCAAACCGCCACCTCCAGCCAGGCGCTCGAGAAGCACTTCACAGGTCTGGGTCAAAAGTTCCATGACGTTGTGCGCACCGCATCGCTGATGCGCTTCGCCATTCAAGACGTTCATGACATCTTTCTGTCGCTGCCCACTGCGGTACTGAAATCCTCCGGCGAGATGGAGCGCATGACCCTTCTGATGAAGGGCATGAGCAAGGAAACCACCGA